TAGGCATACCTGTAGAAAAGTATTATGCAAGTGAGATAGACAAATATGCTATCCAAGTAAGTCAAGCAAATTATCCTGATATCATTCAGGTCGGTGATATTTGCGACCTAGACCCTAAAGACTATATGGATGTAGACCTCATGCTTGCAGGCAGTCCATGTCAGGGATTTAGTTTTGCAGGCAAACAGCTTGCTTTTGATGACCCAAGGAGTGCTTTGTTTTTTGAGTTTATACGGTTGCTCAAAGAAATAAAACCAAAGTATTTCTTGCTTGAAAACGTAAGAATGAAAAAAGAGTTTTTGCAAGTTATATCAGAACAAGTGTCTGACTGCTATCCTGAAATACCTTTTGGCATAGAACCTATTTTTATAAACAGTTCGCTTGTCTCAGCCCAATCAAGACAAAGATATTATTGGACTAACATACCAAACATACAACAGCCTGAAGACAAAGGTATAGTCTTGCGAGACATACTAGAAACAGAAGTTGATAACAACTTGGATAAAATGACAAGCAAAGAAGGTAAAGCACATTGCTTAACCGCAAGTTATACAGGAGCTGTGCCATGGAACAGTATAGAGAAAAGACAAAGGACTATGGTTCCTGTCAACAAACCAATAAAAGTTGGCATGAATGTAGAACAAGTTAAAGTAAGAAAACACGAAGTTCATATTGAAAGCCTTAAATGGCTTTTACGAACTATGAAAGCCAATAGTGGCAAAACTAATAAACAAATAGCTGAAGAAACCAACACGCCTGTGACCAAGGTTGAGCATTGGTTCAGAAATGACAGCAGTTTTGCTATACCGAGTGATGATATTTGGTTTAAGCTTAAAGAAGTATTAGGTCTGAACACAGATATATTTGATGCGCAGATTATGGAGTTTGAGTATCGTGACGGTGTGTATGAAAGCAAACAAAGAGTATATAGCGAAGAAGGAAAGTCACCCACGCTGACAGCATCTAATAAAGACCAATACATAGAAACTAAACCCAAACAAGTAGGCATAGCAGTAGACATCAACGGACATGACATACTCAAACGAGTCTATAGTCCTGATGGCAAGTCGCCTACAGTAACAGCTTGTAGTGGTGGTAACAATGAGCCTAAAGTTGTCGTTGGTGGTGCTTTTCGTGGCAGAGCTTACGATAAAGACGGCAAACGCATGGATAGAGACGGTAGTTCTGTAGCCAATAAAACCAAACAAATGCTTGAACTTAGAAGAGATAACAAATCAAACGCTATCACCACAGTAGGTAAAGATAGTGTTGCAGTGTTTTCTAAAGAAAGAATTGCTAAATTAAAAGAAACGATGAAAGAAAATCCACAACCATCAACAAATGGAATTATACAGTTGAACAATCCAACCTTTTCTAGCAACAGAGTTTATTCACCTGATGGCAAATCGCCAACACTACTAGCAGGAAATAAGGGTGGCGGAAAAGAACCTGTAAAAATAAATGACGATTTAACATGGCGAAAGCTCACACCATTAGAATGTGAACGACTGCAGACAGTTCCAGATAATTACACCAATCATGTTTCTAATACACAAAGATATAAAATGCTAGGCAATGGTTGGACGGTAGATGTTATATGTCATATATTTAAAAACATGGAATGAAGAAGTTAATATTACCAATACTCATAATACTAGCACTACCGTTAGTGTTTCAGTCAGTACCTACAGAAATATTAAAACTCAAAACATTTGATACTTTAGTCAAAGAACAAGAGCCAAGCGGTAATTTTGTCATTCTAAACATATCAGAAGAAGACGTAAGAAAGCGTGGCGGTTTTCCGTTTCCAAGAAGAGATTTAGCACAAATACAAATAGACCTAATCAACAAAGGTGCTACAGGTATTGGGTGGGCGTTATCATTTTCAGAAGCTGATAGGTTTGGTGGCGATGATGCTTTTGCACAAACACTTGGTTATTTGCCAAGCGTACTAGCAATGTTTGAAACACCTAACGGTCAATATCCAAAAACAGTTGGCACCGTAATAAAAGGCGATGAGGTTGGTGGTATACCTACAGCAGGCGTAGTTGAAAACATAGATGTGTTAAAACAACAAAGCTTTCAAGGTATTGCTACAGCACCTGTTGATGTAGACAATCTAGTAAGACGCATACCTTTGTTGATGAAAACACCTGACGGTTGGACACCTAGCTTTGGCACAGAAATACTAAAAGCACTTACAGGCACTAGGTCGTACATAATTACTACCAATGCAAACGGCATACAGGAAATTGCAGTAAGACATTTACCGCCTGTAAAAACAGATAACTTTGGTCGTAAATGGATTAGTTGGGTCAATACACCCACAACCACATTAGACGAAATGAACGTAGCAGGTAAGTTTGTAATTATTGGTGTTACTGCAAACGGTGTAATGCCACAAGTAGCTACGCCTGTAGGTTTGTTAGAGCCACATAAGATACAAGCAGCGTTAGCAGAATCAATCCTGATACAAGACTCTCCTATAATACCTGAGTGGTCTATAGCTGCTGAAATGTTAATTTTTATCACATCAGTAACCCTTATATGGCTCGTAATTGCATATTTTGGTATAACCCTAGGAGTTGCATTGGCATTAGCAATAATGCTTTCTACGGCTTTAGGTGGCTATTACGCAATACAAGCAGGTATATTAATAGATGTAACTTGGTCTTTAGTATCACAATTTATCACCGGGTCTATAGGTTTTTACCTTAGATTTAGAGAACAATACAAACTAAGACAACAAATAAAAAAACAGTTTGAGCATTACCTTGACCCAAGACAAGTAAAACAATTACAAAAAAATCCAGAACTATTAAAACTTGGTGGAGAGAAAAGAAGATGCACTTTTATGTTTACAGACTTGCGTGGCTTCACAGCCTTGAGTGAGTCTGTAGAGCCTGAAAAAGTAACTTATATTATGAATAGAGTTCTAACAGCACAGGTTGAAGCAGTGCAAAAATACAATGGTTGCATTGACAAATTTATCGGTGATGCAGGCATGTATATCTGGAACGCACCTTTAGATGTAAAACATCACGAACAAATAGCATACGAGTGTGCATTAGAAATTATAGAAAATGTTAAAAAAGTAAGCGATGAATTGGTAGCAGAAGGCTTGCCACCTGTAGCAATAGGCTTAGGATTAAATACTGGTGATGCAATAGTTGGCAACATGGGTAGTGATACACGATTTGATTATTCTGCTATAGGCGATGCTGTAAATACAGCTGCAAGACTAGAATCAGCCACAAAAGAAAGAAATGTAGATATTTTAATAGGCGAAGAAACAGAAAAGTTTTGTGGTTACAAATTAAAAGTGTTAGAATCTATCAAGGTTAAAGGAAAAGAAAAACCATTAAAAATTTATACAAAACATTTATAAAATATATGGCAACAACAAAAGAAGCAATCAGTAAAATAGAAGCACACGAAAGAGAGTGTACGATTAGATATGAAAACATAGAAAAAAGACTTGAAGACGGCTCAAAGCGTTTTGATAAGCTAGAAAACATGATATGGGCTGTATATCCGTTTATCTTACTTTCTGTAGTTTTGTCTAGGTTTGTATGAGCAAAATATTGTTAGGCATTATTGCTGTAATGTCTTTGATTACAATATTTTTGTACAATCAAAATAAAACCCTCACAGCAAACAATCTTGCACTAGAAGGTGCGGTAGCAACACAAGAAGAAGCTATACAAAGTTTACAAAACGATTTTCAACTACAAACCACAAGTCTTTTAGAATTACAAAACAGAAACCAAGAAATACAAAAAGAAATGTCTAGGTATCTTGATATCTTCAAAAGACACAATTTAAGCAAACTAGCAGCAGCTAAGCCCGGTTTGATAGAACCTAGAGTAAATAAAGGAACGAAAGATGTATTCGATAGTATTGAAGAAGACAGCCGCAACATTGACAGTCTTGATGATGGCTTGCAGTTGCAGTCTGCTACCAACTAAACAAATAGAAGTAACAGCAAAGCCTATGGAGAGAACCATAGTGCAGCCTGTAATGCCTAGAGAAATAGACCTAAAAGACCCATATTGGTATGTCGTATCAGACAAAAACTTAGAAGAATTTTTACAAAGAGTAGAAAAAGAACACGGACAAGTAGTGTTTTTTGCTATGTCAGTTCCAGATTACGAACTAATGGCTTATAACATGCAAGAGTTAAAGAGGTATATAAATGAGCTTAAAGAAGTTGTTGTGTATTATAAAAAAGTCACAGAACCACAAAAAGGAGACGAGTAAAATGAAAATATCTGATGAAGGCATAAAACTAATAAAACACTTTGAAGGCTGTCCTACAGATGCAGATGGCAACGTAGTAAGTTATCGTTGTGCTGCTAACAAGCCTACAATAGGCTACGGCTCTTTAAAACTTATAGATGGCACTCCTGTAGAAGATGGTATGAAGATAAGCAAACAAGATGCAGAAGACTTACTAGCACACGAATTACACGAGTATGAAGGTTATATTAATGACATGGTTGAGCCTGATTTAAAACAAAACGAATTTGACGCATTGGTATCATGGGTGTTTAATTTAGGACCATCAAATCTAGCTGCAAGCACTTTGTTAAAAAGACTTAACATGAAAATGTGGAATGATGTACCAAACCAAATCAAACGCTGGAACAAGGTTGGTGGTGTGCCTAACGATGGGTTAATAAAAAGAAGAAACGCTGAAGCTTTGTTGTTTGAAGGTAAAGAATGGGGTAAAGTCTAACTGACATGGTTGTTTGTGGATATTCACTTATCTCCTCTCTCTCCAGAGCAACGTGTCAGGAGAGTCAAACATCCTCTAACATTTGGCTCTCCACCTAATGCTTAACCTAGATAACATAAAATCATTTGACGCTTTATCAAGAGATGAGCAGATAGAAGCACTTACTCTTATTGATAAATGGAAAAACTTAAACGCAAGAGATAGATGCAGAAATGATTTTTTAGAATTTGTAAAATTTCATTGGGAAGGCTTTATTATGGGCAGGCATCACAAGATTCTTGCAGACAAACTTAACCGTATTGCACAAGGCAAATGTAAGCGACTCATGGTTATGTTACCGCCTAGGCACTCAAAATCAGAATTTGCATCAACCTACTTTCCTGCATGGATGATGGGTTTAAATCCAAGTTTAAAAATTATACAAGCAACTCACACAGCTGAACTAGCAGTAAGATTCGGTAGAAGGGTGCGTAATATTATTGATAGTGAAGAGTATCAGACTATTTTTCCTGACATTAACCTATCAGGCGATAACAAATCAGCAGGAAGATGGACTACAGACGATGGTGGAGAGGCTTTCTATTCAGGCGTTGGTGGTGCGATTACAGGTCGTGGTGCTGATTTATTGATTATTGACGACCCACATTCAGAGCAAGATGCTATGTCACCTACTGCTATGGATGCTGCATGGGAGTGGTATACCTCTGGACCTAGACAAAGGTTACAGCCCGGAGGAACTATAGTCTTGGTTATGACAAGATGGAGTACCAAAGACTTAGCAGGTAGGTTGTTGAAAAGACAATCAGAAACACATGCTGACCAATGGGAAGTTGTTGAGTTTCCTGCAATTATGCCTGAGTCTGAAGAACCATTATGGGCAGAGTTTTGGAAGAAAGAAGAATTGTTATCAGTAAAAGCTTCATTGCCTGTAAGCAAATGGAACGCACAATGGATGCAAAATCCAACGGCTGAAAGTGGTTCTATTGTAAAAAGAGAATGGTGGAACACTTGGGAAAAAGAAGGCATACCAAAATGTCAATGTATTATACAAAGCTACGATACAGCTTTTAGTGCAAAAGAAACAGCTGACTATTCTGCTATTACTACATGGGGTATTTTTGACCCTGAAGACGGCAGCGAAAGTGCAATAATCTTATTGGATGCAAGCAGACACAGAGTAGACTTTCCTGAATTAAAAAATATTGCATCTGAAGAATACAAATATTGGGAACCTGATATTGTGTTGATTGAAGCAAAAGCTAGTGGTACACCACTAACACAAGAATTAAGAAAGATTGGTATACCTGTACAAGCTTATTCACCAAGCAGAGGACAAGACAAGGTTGCAAGAATGAACTCTATTGCACCTATGTTTGAAAGTGGTATGGTATATGCTACAGAAGATGCTTTCGCAGAGGAAGTTATAGAAGAGCTTGCTGCTTTTCCGTTTGGTGAAAATGACGATTTTTGCGATTCAACCACTATGGCTATGATGAGAATAAGGCAAGGTGGCTTAATAGACTTAGACAGCGACTATCAAGATGATATGTCTGTGGATAGAAAGGCATTAACATATTATTAATTTTATGGATATAATAAGACATGGTTACAGAAAGAAGACTCGGAACAGAAGATAATCCAGACATAATAGACCAAAGCAAGTCTGTAAACGTGCCTGCAGAAGAATTATCTATAGATGCACCTGAACAAACCTTTGAAGAATCAATGATTGATGCTATGGAAATAACCATAGGTGATGAAGAGATTTCTTTTGATGAGCCTGAAGAAGAAATACAAGCAGATATACCATTTGATGCAAACTTGGTTGAATATCTTGACGATTCTATTCTTGGCTCATTATCAAATAAATTAATAAACTCAGTAGAAAACGACAAAGAATCAAGAAAAGAATGGGAAAAAACCTATACTGACGGATTAAAATATTTAGGAATGAGGTTTGACGAACAAAGAAGTCAGCCCTTTGAAGGCTCAAGTGGAGTCATACATCCAATACTTTCAGAAGCTGTAACACAGTTTCAAGCACAAGCATATAAAGAACTATTACCAGCACAAGGTCCAATTAAGACACAGGTTATAGGTCAAAGAGACATGAATAAAGAAATGCAAGCTGAAAGAGTTTGCGAGTTTATGAATTACTACATCATGAACGAAATGCCTGAATATGACCCTGATTTAGACCAATTATTGTTCTATCTACCGCTTTCAGGAAGTGCATTTAAGAAAGTTTATTATGATGCAGCCAAAAACAGACCTGTATCTAAGTTTATACCTGCAGAAGATTTATTAGTGCCTTACAACGCAACCGACTTGTTATCAGCTGAAAGAGTGACTCATGTCGTTTCTATGAGCAACAATGAAGTAAGAAAAATGCAACTTTCTGGGTTTTATGCAGACATAGAATTAAAAGATAGTGAACAAATTATTCGTGACGATATTGATAAAGAAATAGACAAAATACAAGGCGTAGAACCTGATTATAGTGATGACGAGCAAAGAAAACTTTATGAAATACATACAGTAGAAGATATTGAAGGCTTTGAAGACGTTGATGAAATGGGTGAAATTACAGGATTAAAACTACCATATATCATTACTATAGACGATTCTACACAACAAATATTGTCTATAAGAAGAAACTACAACCCTGAAGACCCATTAAGAAATAAAATCAATTATTTTGTTCAATATAAGTTTTTACCGGGGCTAGGTTTTTATGGTCTTGGTTTATCACACATGATTGGTGGTTTGTCTAAAGCTTCAACATCAATTCTAAGACAGCTTATAGATGCAGGTACTTTAAGCAACCTACCTGCAGGATTTAAAGCAAGAGGTATCAGAATAAGAGACGAAGCCTCACCATTACAACCCGGTGAGTTTAGAGACGTAGATGCCCCGGGTGGTGCATTAAGAGATTCTTTAATGCCTTTACCTTACAAAGAGCCAAGCAATGTATTGTTTAGCTTACTTGGTTTATTAGTAGATTCAGGCAAAAGATTTGCAGCTATAGCTGACATGAATATTGGTGATGCTAATGCAGCCATGCCTGTAGGTACAACTGTAGCTCTATTAGAAAAAGGCACAAAAGTAATGAGTGCTATTCATAAAAGATTGCATTACGCACAAAAAAATGAATTTAAAATATTGGCAAGAATATTCCAAGAGTTTTTACCCCCTGTATATCCATACGAAACAGGTAGTGGTTCAAGAGAGGTAAAGGTACAAGATTTTGACCAAAGAATTGATGTGATACCTGTCTCTGACCCAAACATATTTTCAATGAGCCAAAGAGTTATTATGGCTCAGGAGTTGCTTACTATGGTGCAATCAGCACCTGAATTGCATGGCCCACAAGGTATATATGAAGCTTATAGAAGAATGTATGCA